TATTTTATATGTTAAATATGTTAATCGGATAATTATTTTATTTTTTTTATATAAAATAATTATCCGATTAACATATTTAACATATAAAATATAACACTAACAATAATATAACTATACTTAGATTTCTTTATTTTTAGTAGTTTCGCGACTACCAGTGATAACACTAAACGGCCCACTTGGCCACACACATAAAAGTCTTTTACCGATTCGAAGCCGGACGCCATGGCGTATAAACAACAAACATCAAAATAAACTTAATAATTTATGTCCTCACAAGATCAAGAGTTGCGGTTCGTTAATCCGCTATACTAAACCCTCTCAAGTTGTTGGAAAGTGCACAGAATGCACAAAATAAAACATTTTAACAAAACGCAATCAAAACTAAATAAAACATTTTAAACAAAAACGCAATCAAAATACAAAAGGAAGGGAAAAGCTCACAAGATCAAGAGTCGCAGGTCGTTAGGCTGCTATACTAAACTCTCTCAAGTTATTGCAACAACCCTCCCTACTCAAAGGTCCCAAACTGAGCAAATACTTCGTGCGCAACCTCAACAGCATCGAGCGCAAACTCCATTGGTCGGGCTTGACCATCCACACGGTAACCTTCTTGAAGCATCCGCATACGCACTGCCCAATTCTGGTGCGGCTCCCAATCATGCCTCACACCCATATCCTTCAGTTGCTCCACCAGCAAGTCATACTCTTTTTCTCCGTGGTGTGCAATCATCATCAGGGCAGCATCAATCTTCTGCTTGAAAATCAACACATCCCCCCTATTTACCTTCTTTCCCCACATCAATTCACGGTGAATCACTTTCAACGGTAGCGGTGCAGCAACATACCCATCACACTCCACAAACGGCGACTTGAGAAAAGTCAACTCAACCAGGGGTTCATAGGGGATAATCTCCGCAGTCTTGTTCGCACTAGTCACTGTCATGCCTAAGTGGTAGGCAACTTGCTTGAACGTATCACGATTGTAGTACTGCAAGACCTCGTCCCGCGCTGCGACAATCACATCATCCCCATAAGTCAATGCGCGCACATCATCATCGAAATGCGCTAACGTGGCGGTCAGACCAGCTGCTCGCCTCGAAAGCACATACGCTGCCAGCACAACATACCAGTTAGTGACCGAGTTGAACACGTCCGTGATGGGCGATCCTGAGCAGTTTCCCACATCCTTCCTCACTATCGAATCCTCTACCAGCACATGCGAGTGCACAATCGCTTCGACCAACGAAGCCCGCTCACTTCTCCACCTCTGCCCGTAGAAATTATCTACCACGGCGGAAAAAGCGTCAACCGCGCACTGTGGAACTGACCCATCATAGTTTGAATAATCCACGTCAAAACCATTCTCTCCGACTTCGCGCAAACCATCAAGGTAGGCGCCCCAACATTGATCTTTATCTTGACCAATCCC